CCGAAGTATGCCTACGATTGAAATTCCAGAAATAAGTATTCCAAATATTCATATTCCATATACATTTTCGCCTAGCTATGACTACTCAAATATTGAGGTAATAGGTTGTAAATATTACCACAGAGACACAAAAAACACAGGCAATAGAAATCTAATAGTTGATGATCCAAATGGAGTCATAAGTAATTGTCCTTTTCCTAGTTTTACTCCTCTTCAATATGTGCCAGATCAGTTAATAATTGTTGAAGAGGCTGCTGTTGTTAATAACGAGCCAGAAAAACTATTAGAAGGCAAACCACCACAAGCTGAAATACCAAAAGAAGAAAAAAAAGAAGATGAATATAAACCATGCCCCCCAAAAAATGCACCATTTAGGCAAGGCGATTTCAAAAATGAGCTTAGGCTTGAAAGGCTGGTAAAATATGAAAGAGAAATTGATGGTTCATGTAATGCGATCTGGGAAAAAGTACCTTTCATCGACCAATATATACCTAGTGCTTCCGTGGTTGTTTCTACTGCTTTTATTGCATCTGTGGCTGCGACTACTCCTATTATTTTGAATTTAGTAAAGCCAATAGTAAAAAACTTAATAAAAAAACTGACAAAGAAAAAAGATAAGGTAGAATAATTAATACAAGGAGACTAAGCAAACCTCTTAGCGTTGAGTTAATATCGGTTTAATTGCTTAATCTATTATCCCTTGTAGTTTAACTTTGCGAGTTAACAATAAGTCTAAGTTCTAACTTAGGCTTATTTTTTTGTCTTGATTTCGTGCGTATGTGGTATAACTTGATTTGGTGGTACTGTTACTTTTATCCCTTCACAAATCTCTGCGTATTTTCCAGTAAAGGTAACACCAATTTTCGCTTGCTCCCCACATACCCGAAGTCTAAAGAGTGCGATTTCAAGCTTCTGTTTTTGGTATAGTAATTCTTGATTTTTTATATTTACTTCTGTAGCTCTAAGGCATAAATCAGGTGCTTTACCTAACGGAATACTAATCTGTGCTGAAATTCCATAATTGAGGTTATAATTATCTTTCTCAAATCTTGGTGTTTCTTGTACATACTTAATTTCTCCAGTATCTTCATCATAAATATTTTGTCTAGTTACAGTTTCTTTGGGTCTATTAAATGACCAAGCATCTGTCACATACGGAGTAATTGTAAGGCTAGGAGAAGAACAGACAATACCTTGTGACATTCTGAATTGTGGAGTACTTTGCGGGGCTATCATGGTGGCATTATTATTAACGGTCCCTTGTGCATTGCTCGATGGGGACGCGACTGTGGTATTGGCCATTGTTCTTGCAGGCATACATAATATTAAACCTATTGCCCAAAGGTAGTTTCTACGGTTGTTGTGGTGGTTGTATTTATGGTGCGGCTTATTTGAGTAATTGTGTCTATACCTGGCGAAATAATACTCTCGACTAGACTGAAAGGCTGTCCTTCGTTTACTATTTTCCATCTAGGTATACCTTCCAAATTAGGACTTGTATAAGAAAAATTAATCCCATTTACTGTTTGTGTAGCTTCTGCTGTTGGCACTGAGTTAATATATCCATTTATATCAGCACTTTCAATGTTTGTGCCACTACTTGAATAGCTATACCCAGTTCGATATTGATAACTAGTTATATTTTCTGTAACTACCGATTGACTTGTGGAATTTGTCGAAGATGATCCGGTTCTAAAGGTTGGTACTACAGGATTTGCTTTTATAGAATTTACGCATATAAGAGTTATGCCTATCAAGGAAAATTTTAAGTAAGAAAATAGAAAAGATGGCATAAATTAAAATAGCTATAAATGCTGCTACTAAAGGATAAATCACCTGCTTAATCTATGGTTATTTGAACGGTAGTTGACGCAATGCAGCTAGAACCTGATCCAAATGCTCCAGAACAGGTGGTAACCCCACTACTTAAACTCGTCATTGCTCCACTACCCAAAGTACCTCCAGATCCCACCGTTGTTTGTCCAGATAAGTGTGGTAATGCTGCAATCCCACTAGAAGGGGTGACCGCAGATGGAGTCGCATCTCCAATAGTTACCGCTTCCGTAAGAGAGAAAGCAGACCCGGCTGTTGTAATAGCTTTATCAGTTTGAATCAAAGCTGGAACGCCAGCAGTTAACGATCCAACATTTAATCCACCAATCGCACCAGAGGTAGTAGATCCACCAGAAGTTACAGATGGAGTAATATTATTACCGCTAAGACTGTATGTAGTTCCCAACTTGTTAGTCACAGAATATGGCATATCTACAGTAATTTGTGCAGATGTTGTGAACTTTTGCGTTATGTCAGCGTAGGTTGGTGTTGCTGCTAAAAACAATAATAAAAATAATTTTTTCATTTTTTGTCCTCTTTTTTGTTTACAATCTCAGCCCCCTCGATACGAAGAGGTGTCTCAACTCTAATCAATTGATAATTACCTTGTTGTGTAGCTAGTAACTGTTCTACCTCTTTTTTGTTTAGTGGTTTTTCATCTGGTTTATATGTTCCATCACCACGTTTTTTAGCTCCCTCAAGCCCAAAACTAGCAAGTGCGCCAGTTAGAAGACTGGCCGGGAAAGTTATATCTTTAGGCTCATTGCTATAGCCAGGTATTGTTATGTAGTTTAAGCTTACGATAAAACCAGACCACCCAACTACAACAAGTCTTACTACGACTGAAATAAAGGCTAACTGCTCCTCTTTATCAGTAATGTTTTCTTTTAGTTTTTGCAATGGGTTTTTGCTTTTTTCTGTTTCCATAGGCTTTTTCTGTCATAATACTCATAGATTGAGGACTCGTAAAGTGGTAGAACTTATTGCTGCAACTGGTGGGGCTGTATTAACGGCAATATTTGTTTCTGTGGGATCATTATCTTTTAGGGGTAAGAAAAACCGAGAAGATGTTGTAAGCCTTCTTGCAAAGGTTGAGTTATTAATGGATAAAATGGATGACAATCATGAGGATTTGCGAGAAATCTTTACCCGACTAAATAAAATTGAGATACATTTAGCAGAGATAAAACCTCGCAGATGATTATTTCTGAAAAGATTAAAGCAGCAAAACAAAGAATAGCAGAATTAGAATTATTAATTGCAAGCTGGACACAAAAAAAGACCTCTATAAAGAGGTCTTAGTTCTTGCAAGTATCTAGTGTGTCCATGTTTCCACTAGTTACATACAAGCACTCCTACACACGCGAATACATTAGCACAAAAAAAAGCCCCCTGCATTTAGGGGGCAATTATCTTACGAGCTAAATTTCTCGTAATCGAAGTTTGTATCTGATGTTTTACCAATCATTACTATTGGATTAGAACCAACTTTTTGACTTATTTGCCAAACATTAGCATCAGTGAAATACGAATAATTGAAATTATCAAGTAATACTTGATAATGTGTTAATCCGTCTTCTTCTTTGTAATCCAATGTTCCTTTTACAGAAACTTGAGTATCGAAAGAGTTTCTTCCGGAATTGTGATCGGCAAGCCAAGCTACAGTAACTTCTTTGCCTTTATATGGTTTTAAATTAGTCGAAACTAATTTATTATTACCCTCAGTCTTACAGCAAAAAGGTGCTTCAAACTGAGTGATAGCAAGGCATGAGTTGCCTTGGTAAAAACCATCTAGATTCATAATCTTAAATTGTCAAGGTACGTTAGGCCGCTGCTTCCAGCGGTTACCCTTATTATAAATCCACCTATTAAACAATAGGAATTTAGTGTGCCACTAATTTAACTGGCACAACTGTTATAACTAAGGTTTTTTTTATAGATTTGTATTAATATTTAAGTAATCGGGAAGCCTGACGATTCTTAGTTATTTGAATAAAAGCTAAGGATATGAAAGCTATAGCTCCCTTGATATGGGGTAAGGCAAGGCGGTTTACAAGGTTGGCTGACTCATCTCCCGATTATTTTTTATTACTATCATTATGCTTAAAATTATTAGACCAATCGTTTTTGCCTTTCTTCGCGGTAATGCAATAAAAAGGCTCGCAATAGATATACTGCGAGCTATGGTCAAAAAGACTGATAATACAGTTGATGACAGCCTTGTGGATTTACTGGAACGTAACCTTTTTCCTAATAACTAGGTAGGTCTACAGTTCCAGTAACTACTTTCCCACTTTTACTTTTGTCTTCTTTGTTTTCTTTTTTTTAGAAGATCCATAGCCTCTTGTTTGTGTATCCATTTTTATGGTGTAATAGCTATTTCTATATTAAAATAGAAAACCCTATAAATCCATAATGAGAAAAAGAATTTCATTTGTTTGTTGCCCAAAGTGCAAAATTTATACTTTTCAAAGAATAATTTCTACTGTTGTAAATGAAG